GAGTCAGCAAATTGGTTCAAACCATGAGTAGACCAAAACCATCCTGCGGTCATTGCCGCATATTGGGGCGTGGCGACCAGATCAGGTTGCATAACAAAATCCATGCCGCAAGCCCCGCCTGCATGAAAATAATTAGCATGACCAGTAAGCTGAATGCAGCCCCTGCCGCGAAAACGATAACCGTCGCCAGAGGCTTCATCACGATTGCCCATACGATCAGCATAAACTTTGTTAGCAATTTTTTGAGGATTTTTAGCATACTGATTGGCAATCTCAATGGTGGGGAAGCGCTTTGACCATAGACGCATGAGCGCCTCAGCCTTGTAGTTTAGGTTTTCTTCAAGGGTTCGGAAGTTGTTGCATTCGTGGCTGCACTGCCCAATGAAGCTGGCCTGACGCGCAGGGGTATCAATGCCAAACTTGTCAAACGTGGCATTTAGGGCGGTATCCCATCCTTGTGGGATGCCCATGGCTTGGCATTGTTCAGGGCTTAGCATTGAGTTGCTCCCTCACTTGGTTGTAGGCATCAACGCAGGCTGCGTGCTTTCGGATGGCTGCGTCTCCGTCGGCTGTGATGGAGACAAGATCTTGAGCAGTCGATTTGTCAAGTTCGGCTCGGACTTGTCCGCTATCTCCGCTGGCAGAGGCGGAACTTGCGGGGGCTTGTACACAACTTTCGGTGGTAACAGGGATTGACAGCCGCAAAGAGCCAGAGCTAAGAGCAGACTTGAGCTTTTCAATTTTTTTGTCAGCATGTTTTTGCGCCTTTCGTAGTTCAGTTGCTTGATCGTTTAATTTTCCAGTCAGAATAGATTCGGTTTGACGAGACTTTTCATTTGCCTTTGCCACTTCCATTTCCATTTCCAATTTCGCTTGCTCATATCCCACATGGTGTTCGTACCATCCAAACAAACCAGCTAAACCAAACGCCGCTAAGATAATCCAAGGGTTAATCATCTTTTGCCTCCGCACGAGCCATAGCCAAGATTTCACGCTCCTCGTCCGACTCCAGATGATGAGGAGGGGTTGTGGGTGGTGGGGGTGGCGTCCAAGACTGATCCAAAGGCGGATTGTTGAACACAGGCATACCGCCAAAGGGCGCAGGGGCCATATTTTGGGGCTGGAATCCATAGGGTGATGGGTAGGGTGCCTGTGGGTAAGATGCCTGTGGATAGCACGGTGGCATGGGAGGTGGTGCCATACGCTGTGCGGCTTGACTGACGGCACGCTTGCCTACCACCCCACCAATGCCGCCCACAATGAGCAAAACGATGTCATTGAGCATCTTGGTGTAGGCTTGGTCAATGGGAGCCATGCTCTTGATTGGCTGCACCACAAAGGTGACCGAGTACAACAGCGACGCCACGATCCCGAACAGGATCAGCGTGATAGCAAAGACCGTGACCGCCCAGACACGGACTTCAATCTCTTCAGCGGTCAGTTTTTGGTTGTCCAATTTTTTTCTCCAAAACAGGTGCTACCAAATAATCGGGACATGTTTGATCAAACTCACATCTAGGTCTTGAGCATGAAGGTGTCTCAAAATTATCTGGGTTTTGGCACTGGTAGCGATAGCTGTCCTTGCAGCTCACTACACCCAATGCAACAAACAAGACAAGGAGCGCGGCTTTCATGTCATGCCTTCATAAATGCAACGTATTCCATGGTACCCCATGCGACTACAGTAATTAAAAGCGCAGCCAAAGCAATTAGGGCAACCAACTCAACAGCTTCTTGGATCTCTTTTTTGCGTTTAGCCTTGATCTTTTTTTCGGCAATTTCTTTGGCTTGGTTATCCGCGATGATGCGGTTGCGTTCACGCAAAAAGTCCATCCACAAGTTGGTCTTGCCGCGACGGATGAAGGACATCTTGATCTCATCCTCCACCTGCTGCATTTCTTCAGCAAGCTGAATAAACTGCATGGCTTGGGAGTTAACAGATTGAAAAGGCTTCTTTGTGGGATTGGCCTTTTCCTTCATGACAGCGTCCTTGACATCAAAAAATTGATGCCAAAGATCGGATGCATCTTTGCCTAACGCAATGGCTTGTTTGACCCCGGCTATTGTGGCCTTGGCGGTCGCAATGAGTGTGATGGGATCAATCATGGTTAGCCCTTAGGAAATGCGGTACATAATGAAAGTGTTAGCGGCGGTGCGACGAATCCGAAAACGAGCTGAAGAACCCGTGGCAATAGTCAATGAACCTAAACTTGTTACGCCCGTGTTAACTGCCATCGTAATGGTGCCAGAGGCCGTGTTAATCACCGAAAAGTCAAACCCAATATCAACCTTTGACCATCCAATCAACGTCTCCAAAGTGGTGCCCAACGGCATTGTTAACGTATAGGTGGTACCCGTTGTGTTGATAATTTGTGCCTGCAAGTTGGCATTAGTCAACGTAGAGGCCGCGCTGATTGCTGCAGGCGCTGGTGCATAAACCACCATAGCACCAGTTTGGGACTGGACGTTACCTGAAGAGTCAATAACCTGACGAACTACGCCAGCGCCATCGCTTATAACGATCCAATTACTTCCAGTAGCGGATATTGGGGCAAGATTTCCGCTATAACCCCCGATAACTACATTGTTAGATCCAGTAGTGATAGCCGAACCAGCATTGTATCCTAAAACAACATTGGTACTTCCGCTGGTGTATGTGTTGAGAGCGTTGTATCCTATGGCTGTATTATTACTTCCACTGCTACCTGTGGCACCATTTGCTGAACCTGTACCTACGGCAGTGTTGTTATCACCTGAGGAGCAAAGCTGCATCGACCCACTACCGATCGCAACATTATTTGCCCCAGCTGCATTATTGTACAAAGAATTTGTACCTAAAGCAGAGTTATCTGTCCCAGTGTCACACCCTTGCATCGAACTGGCACCAACAGAGACGTTGTTGGAGGCAGTTGAGTAAGTTAGCAAAGCCTGATACCCTACAGCAACATTACTTTCTCCTGTTGTGGTTGGAAGCGAACCATTTGCGGCAGCATAACCAACAGCGGTGTTGTAATCTCCGCCATCGTTGTACTCTAAAGCAGAATCACCTATCGCGGTGTTGTAACTATCATGCTGACTATAAAGTAATGTTGAATTTCCACATGCGGTATTATTTGTACCATTGATCGTGGACTCTAAAGCATTTATTCCAACAGCTGTATTGTAATTTCCATTTACGTTGTTACTTAAAGCGCTATAGCCAATAGCCGAATTACTAAATCCAGTAGTATTTGAATAAAGTGCAGCATCTCCTACAGCCGTATTGCCAGATACAGATCCACTGCCAAGGCCAATAGTCAAATAATTAATAGACGCATCGTTGGTAGAACTTAGTGTAGTAAACGCACCTGATTTGGGCGTTGTGGCACCCACAGTACCGTTGATATTGAAGTTGGTAGCCGTTCCAGTAATGTTTGTACCGACGAGTGCAGAAGGGGTGCCCAATGCAGGGGTTACCAGCGTAGGAGATGTTGAAAGTACAACAGAACCAGTTCCCACACTTGTCGTTGTTCCTGTACCTCCGTTAGCGACAGGCAGCGTACCCGTCACACCGGTGGTTAAAGGCAGTCCTGTGGCGTTTGTAAGCGTTGCAGAGGACGGTGTACCTAGCGCAGGGGTTACCAGCGTGGGAGATGTAGACAATACGGTATTTCCTGTACCCGTACTTGTTGTTGTACCCGTACCGCCATTGGCGACTGCCAATTTCCCCGCAAGTGTGATTGCACCTGTTGTCGTGGTGCTTGGCGTTAATCCTGTTGTTCCTCCGCTGAACGACGTAACGCCGCCTCCTATAGCGGCGCTTGAGGCAAGCAGGGTGACCACACCGCTGCTGTTTTTGAAGTACAGCTTGCCGTCGGCATAGTTCAATGCCAACTCAGCGCCTGCTGTACTACTAGTCAGGTTTGTAGCATTTGGCACATTTGATGCCGTGCCGCTGGCGTAGATCAGTATGGGGGTAAAACCGCTTTGTGCCATTCTTGGCTCCTAAAACAATAAAAAGAAGTTGCCGGTTGATGTTGCAACATTGGTCACAGTGTAAGTGAGGACAACAAGACCTTGGCCCCCAAAAGCATAGTATGGATTGTATGCAGCACCACCACCACCGCCATAAGCCCCACCATTACCGCCAGTGCCAGCTACTGATGATGTACATCCAGCACCACCACCACCGCCGCCTGTTCCGTATGTTGTGCTAGTTCCAGAGTCAGTCCAAATTACGGATGAACCACCAGCAGCGCCCGCGATATAGGCAAGGGTAGCAGAACCACCACCGCCGCCGCCTCCAACGGTTCCAGCAGTTGCTAAAGTTGTGGTAGTACCTCCGCTTCCACTTCCAGAGCCGCTTGTTCCATTACCACCCGCACCGCCAGTTGTTGCTGCTCCAGCAGAACCAACCGATGATGTACCTCCGTTAGAGCCGCCACCGCCACCGCCGCCACCCGCGCCTGTTCCAGTGTTATATGCAGCGCCACCAGCCTTACCTGCACCAGATGGCCCTGCCGCGCCTCCTCCGCCACCTCCGCGAAGTTTTGTTCCAGTTGAAGTGGTGTTACTTTGACCTCCAGCGCCACCGGCATTTTTGGTATCACCAACGGCTGATGTTGTTGCGCCACCTGTTCCGTTTAACCCACCATAAGCTAAAACGCCTGTGGTTGTGGATGTAGGTACGGTGTTTGAGTTGTAATTAGCCCAAGCATTGTTTTGTGAGCCGTAATTAGGACTTATAGGAACATTTATATAGACGGGGTATCCTGTTGAAACAGTAATTGCGTTGGTTGCAGAATATCCACCGCCGCCACCGCCAAAACCACTAATTGATCCAGAACCAGCGGAACCCGCTCCAATTGCCTCAGCTTTTACTGAAGAAACACCAAGCGGTGTACGCCATGTTGTCAGGCCGGTTGCGCTAATTACTTCGGTATACGTTCCAGCAGTAGTTACTGGGGTATAGGTAATGATAATTAGACCATTGGTTCCATAATTAGTACCTCCAGCACCATAACCGTTTGTTCCATCATTGGTAACAGTTCCTGCACCACCAGCACCACCGCTTGGGCCATAATTATTTCCAAGCCAATCCGTCCAAGCTGCAATATTTACTTGAGTACCATTGCCAGCATTTGCACTAGGCGTACCCCCTATGCCGCCTCCGGGACTTCCAGCGGTTCCACCTACATTAACTCCTCCTGCGCCTCCGGCAGTCCCATTGCCAGTTGCGCCAGCGCCACCGCCGCCGCCACCCGAACTGCTAGATGCTGCACCACCATTACCACCATTTCCACCCGGCCCCGCAGAACCACCATACCCGCCATTAGGTTGACCTGTGCCATTAAAAGTAGCTCCACCAGAACCGCCACTAAATTTAGTGTTACCAATAGAAGATGTAGATTGACCGCCTGTTATTCCAATTGCTCCGGCAGCAAGACAACCCTGACTTGTGCCTGATGGATAATTATTTACAGTAGAGAGATAAGTATCTGCACCGCTTCCGGTGTAATTTCCTGCAAAATTAAAATAAAGATACGTTAAAGGAGTAACGGTTAACGTATTTGTTTTGGAATATGCACCGCCACCGCCGCCATTTCCAGAGCCGTCATTTGTAGCTCCTGCGCCAAGGGCTTCAATTTGTATTGAGGTGCAATCCGCAGGGACGCGCCATTTTCCAGAAACGCCATTGGCGGTTGCGGTTAATGCTATTACAACTTGGGTCATATTAAGCCGATGCTACGCAACGCCATTTGCTTGTGGCTACGTTCCAAATAAAACCAACGTCAAGACGCACGCCTGATGTCACTGTTGTAGGCAAAGTAACAGTACCAGATGATTCAAAGTTTGTTGCTGAGAATGTAATTGATGTGTTGGTGCTAGTGATAGACACAATAAATTTTTGACCATTTACTGGTGTTCCTGTCGTGGCAATAGAAGTAATTGCAACAGACTGACCAGTAATGATGAGCATATCGTAACTGTCAGTACTGACAGAATACGTTGCGGTGTTTGCGGTTGTGGCATTGACACGAGGCTGGATCCACTTATTGGTCAGCGTCTGGGTATCGCTTGTTCCTACTACAGTACCGCTTGGTGCAGTCACCGTGGTCATGGCGCTTGTGCCATTGCCAACTACAAGACCTGTTAGCGTGGTGGCTCCAGTACCACCGTATGATACTGAAATAGCAGAACCATTCCAAGTTGCGCCAGTAATTGAGCCAACGTAATTGAGTGTATTTGTTGACCAAGATACATTTGATGGCGCATAAGAATGCGTATCCCATGAACCAGCGGCGGTAGAATTTGATAACAGAATTACATCAACAAAACCACCTGATTGGATAGTAGTTAATGTGGTTCCAGAATTATTTTTAACAATAATTGTTCCGCTGGATTGATTATTATTAAAAGTAAAATCCATGCCATTTGGCAGGGTAGTTGCATCTGGAAGTTGATACGTTTGCCCTCCAGATCCTGTAACAACATAATTTGGAGAAGATGAAACTGTTAAAACTGTTGTTGTTCCAGCGGCAGCAACATTGGAATAACTTTCAGAAATTGAATTTACAGAAATATTTTGATTTGCATCACGCAAAACAACAGAGTTTGCACCGCTAGAAGCAGTAACACCAGTTCCACCATTAGCAACAGGTAATGCAGTGCCGGAATAAGTGATTGCCAACGTGCCGCTGGTCGTAATCGGGCTTCCAGATACAGACAAAAATGATGGGACTGTTGCAGCAACAGAAGTTACTGTTCCACCACCCCCGCCAGTTCCATTTGCAGCAGCTGTTAAACGTCCATAAGCATCAACGGTAATGTTGGCTGCGGTATACGTCCCTGCTGTAACGGCAGTAGTTGCCAAATCAATTACTGGAGTTGTTCCGCCGGTAGAAGTGATTCTTCCAGTTGTTCCAGATACGCTTGTAACACCACCCCCACCACTACCACTTGCGCTGATTGTTTGGTTAGGCCAAGTTCCTGTGATGGTGACGTTTGTACCCTGCACCAATGAAGGAGTTGATGTTCCTGTTCCACCATTGGCAACAGGAAGAATTCCCGTCACGCCAGTTGTCAAGGGCAAGCCATTGGCATTTGTCAAAGTTACAGACGTAGGAGTACCAAGAACAGGAGTAACAAGCGTAGGCGAGATTGACAGCACATTGCTTCCAGATCCAACGCTTGTGGTAACGCCTGTACCCCCATTAACTACTGGAAGGGCAGTCCCAGAGTAGCTAATTGCCAATGTGCCGCTGGTGGTAATTGGGCTTCCAGATACAGACAAAAATGATGGGACTGTTGCAGCAACAGACGTGACAGTCCCTGTCCCACTACTGCTGCCACTTGATGCCGCAGTGACTCGACCATAACTGTCCACTGTGATGTTAGCCACTGTGTAGCTGCCAGCCGTCACGCCAGAGGTTTTAAGCGCTACCGTTATGTTTCCTTGGGGGGCGCTGCTTGTAACATTGATACCAGTGCCTGCTGTCAGCACTTGGCTATTGGCAAGGCTTGATTCTTGATTGACGGTTACATAGGTTTGCGTCTGCGAATACGCATTAGCAATTGCGCCTACCGTGGTCTGAACCGTAACCCCATTTTGAACAACGGGTACGGACTCTGTACCAGCCAGAGTGGTGGCATTTGGAAGTTGGGTGATCGTTACGTTTGCCATTATTGCCCCGGTGATGGACTAAGAGTATCAAGGTTCCCGTTATTTTCAGGTGTCTGGGTATTTTGTTCAGGAGAAATAAGAAATGGTTCAGATCCACCAATGGAAATTCCATTTGGATTTACCGCAATACTTTCGTCAGGACGAGGAAAGCGCAAATTGATGCGCTCAGTCTGCCGTGCTGGAAGACGGTATGGGTCAAATTGATCTTTGCATCCTTGATTGCAAACACGCAACCCCGGAAAGTTTGGGTCCGGACTCATAACCGAAATGGCACGCTTCATCTTGCAACGATCGCAAATTGCGATTGCCAACGATGCCATGCCTTCAGTGTTCAGAAAACGTGGCATGAATTACCTCGTATAAACTGATATGTTTGGAGCGAGATAAATTGGTGACTTGTCTCGCTCTTCTTGCTGAGCGTCGTTCAAGTACTGCATAGACATTTTTTCTAGCAGCAAAATTCGGTCTAGACTGATACCCGGCAACTCCATTGCCATCCTGTGCGCCAAGTTCATTAAAACCGCTTCATACCACCGCTGAGGAATTTCAAGCTGACCAGACAGGGATCCAACGTCTTGTACTTGGCGTGAATACCAAACAGTCATCTGCACATAGCTGGTCGATGGCACTGGCCATAAGTACATAGTGGGCTGCGGGATCGTGCGGTCAAACCAGTACTGGAAGGGCTGGTTGGCCGTAAAGTTCTTGTTTGGCAGATTGGTGTAGTCGTCACGGTTTAAGCGTGACATTTCAATCTCTCGGCTGTTGTTTCCCAAGTACCATTCGCGAATGGCCAGCGTGGTATTGCCTGATGCCAAAATACGGTAGTAAATGACGTTTGCGCCGGGATCAATGTCTTGCCAGATCCACTGGCCATCTGTCACCGTCACGCTAGTTGCCGTGTACAAAGTAGTCCAGTTGGTTCCGTCAGAGGATGCTTGGTATGAATAACTCCAAGTGGCAGAACCTCCGCCAGACACATATGGCATCAAGCCAATAGAGCCAATGTATTGGGGATTGTTGGTGCCGTAATTAACTGTAATGCTGCCGTTGGCCGATGTTTGTTGGCAATAGGTGGTGATGTTGTCGTCTGCAACATATGCGGCAGTTCCTCCTGCAGACGAACTGTAGCTTCCAATTGGCTGAGCCATGGTGCGGTACAGCACGTTTAGGGCGTCAATAGACCCCACCGGTAAGCTGTAAATTGCTTGGTTGGGGTTCAGACCGATGACGGTCTTGTTGATTGCCCAGTAGTTGATGCCAAGGTTGGCAAGGTTGGACAAGAAAAAGTACAGGGACTCTTTGGCTGAAAGAATTTGCTCAGATGTCAACTCCTCGGCCAGCTTCCCAGCACGGCGTGCGCCGTGATCAATGAGTTGCTGGACCGTAATAACGGTCTGACCGACGGTGCCAGAGTAAGCCATGCATTCCCCTTACCATTTGGGTTGTTTTTTGCTCGGAATGTGAGTCGTAATTTTACAGTTGGAGAGGTTGATTGCACCACCTGTAGCATGAGACTTAACGGCCTTTACATGGCCTCCCTTGGCATACTTCTTCACACCTCCACCGCGTTTCATGGCCAAACCATTCTCGTCCAATGTGTCAGCTTTAGAGCGCATTTCACGTCCAGCTTTGCCCAAAGGTCCTTGAGGTCCAGCAGCCCAATCGGATTGAGATTTGGTTGGGTTGTTGACCGGGCGTGGCGCGCCGCCGGGTCCTAATTTTTTCTGTGCGGCTTTCAAACCAGCATTGATCTCATCCATTACGTCAGAATCGGCAGCAGGCTTAGTAATACGCACGCGTGCCACCTTAACCACCGGTTCGGCTTTTTCAGCGGCAGCAGCGGCTTCTGGAGCCGCTTCTGCTGCCTCTACAGCATTACCTATTGCTTTACCAACCTTGCCAATCCTACCAAGGCTTGCAATCGGTCCAGCAAGCGCATTTGCAGCGTTGGACAAGTTGCGGCCCAGTTCGCTGCTGTCAATGGTATCTTTCCCGGGGGCGCTAGGGCTTCCTGTAGCACCCGGAATGCCAAACTTGTCACGTGGTCCGGTGTAATCTGTGGAATACCGTGGGGCACCAGTCGTTGGCATGCGCGGCTTGTCGGAAGTTTGGCTAAATTGAACGTCGGCATCAGGTTTGCGAGTCAAACCTTGTAACTTGTTCATATAGTCGCGCAGGCTGAGACCGGAATCTTCCAATTCTTTCTTGCTGATAATGCGATTGATGGCCATGATTTTTCCTTTACCAGCCGGGGCAGTCCCAGCGTTTTAATGAAGCTTTGGCGCGCGGAGCATCACCTTTGGAATGCTTCACAACGCCCGACATTCTCGCGCAAAAACTGTTTTTCCGAGACCCTCCTTGAGGCTGTGGTGCCTTCAAATGAGATCCAGTCTCTCGATTGTATTTCGCACGCCCTTTGGCGGTTAAACCAGCACCTTTTTCCACCGACAATTTTTCTCCCCGGCCAACGGCAAGGCTTGGACCGCCATCTTTCATTTTGGCCGTTTTTGCAGACTCTTTGAAGGCCTGAGCCGTCGGCGCACCTTTGCTACCAACCTTACGCATCTTTTCACCAGAGCCATGAGCGATGCGCTCTTGTTTTGCGTGGATGTTGGCATAGAGACCACCTTCTTTCATATTGTCGGCCTTGACAAACTCTTTGCCTACTTTTTGGGGAACGCCGCCATACCCACCCTTGGTGTGGGCAGCGGCTTCCATAAGACGGTGCTGGGCAGGGGACTTGCTGGGCATATTAAGCCTGCGATTCTTGCCAAGACAGACGCGCAAACGCCGTGCCGTTGCTACCAATCTGGCTGACCGTAACATACAAAATATCAGGGCCATCAGGGTAAAAGTTTGCCTGAGATGTTGGAACTGTATTAGATGTTCCACCGCCCAAAGCTGCATTACCAAATGGTGCAACCGCAGTTAAATCCAAAGTGGTTTGACCAGCGGTATTGGTAAAGAAGGCTGCAATCGACTCGCCACCAGTAATGGTGGTCGCCGTGTTGGTGTTGGTAGCCACCTGCACAATCGACGTGGTATTGGTGTTGTTTTGCGTAGGGGAGGCAAACGCAGTAAAACCACTAGTACCACCAATGACACCATTCAAAATGAATTGCACCAAGTAGCTGGTGGTGGTCAACATGGCAATCTCGCGCATCTGCAATTGCAGACGGTTGATAACTTCTTTTACGCCCAAAGTACCAACGGTTCCATTGTCAGACGATGGTGCCACACGGATAGCCATGATTGGCACCGCGGTAGAACTGCTAGTGGATACCGAAGAGGTCATACCGTAGTTGTAAATCAAGGAAACGTCGTTGGTAAAACCGCCGTCCATGATCACAGAAGAACCCCAGTGAGACAACTGAGCAGCAGAGTCGGGCGATGCATACTCAACCGCCACAGGTGCTGTGGCGGAATAGGTAAACGCCGTGGCAGCAGAACCACCAGTTGCGCCCCGTGTCACTCCAGTCAAGGAAGTTGAGGTCAAACCAGTATAGGTGAAATACTCAATCACGCCAGAGGTGCCGCTACCAATCAAGCGTGCAGTTCCGCCAGCAGGGTTGAATTGGTTGGTGCTTAACACATTGATGGTGGTATCACTAACCCCAACGCTCGACGTGATCGTGGTGATCGGCGTGATGTTGTTTTGCTCATAGTGCGAAGGCAAGTTGCCCGAACGCATATAGGCTTGGTACTGGACATTGTTGTTCTGGAAGCCATAGATGTAGATGATTGCACCACCCGTGGCGCGGAAGCCCAAACGAGCCACACCAGCTCCATACCATGAGTAATCCAAATAGAACATTTGGATTTTGGTCAAGTCCAAGTTGTACCCAGATGGGCCAGTGCCATCGCATGGATCCCACCACTGAGACTGAGGAATCAAGGTATCAATGGTGCGCGACAGAAGCGCATTGGCGATGGTTGTACCACGGTACTCATTGCTGATATACAACTGAGTATCGCTGGTGATGGACAACACACGATACGACTGACCGCGAATAACCACAAAGTCACCCACAACCAATTGCGTACTAAACTGTGTGCCACTTCCAGTCACCAAACAGCTTCCATTGGTGGCTGTCACCGTACCCGTAATTTGGTTCACACTGGTACGCAGGCAAGCATAGATGGTTTGGCCATCAAAATAGAAAAAGATGCCATTTTGCGAGTCGCAGAAACCAATTTTGTTGCCTCCGCCATACCAAGAAGATGGGCTGACGTGAGGAATCAAAGGCACCGTAGACGTTGCAGTAGTTGCCGATGGCGTGGTCAACGCAGTGTAAGTAAATGTCAATGCCGATGGAACCGTCTGGATCTTAAAAGTTCCGTTGTAAGCAGACTGATCAAAGCCAGACACCAACACATAAGTGTTTTTGGTAAGGTTGTGTGGTTGCTTGCAAGTTACCGTCACCGTTGTTCCCGATGAGGTCAAAGTGGTGAACAAAAGCTGTGGCTTCAGAATAGTTCCAGTAGAGAACTGAATGCCCTTGCCTGATTGGTAACGGAAGTAACGACGGGTCTGGCGGAACAGCACCTGATTGGGCACAGAAGCGCCAGCAGAGAAGTTGACAGAGCCATCATAGGCATGGGTATCAACCGAACCAGCAGGACGCGCAAATAGGTTTGCCTGATCAGCCGTGTTCACAATTGTGGTGGATGGTGTTCCTGCAACTGCCGTAAAGGTAAAGGTGGTCGCCGTGGGTGTGGTGGCAACAATTTGAGGGCCGTTGATCGATGTTGCGGTCGTTGGGCCAGTGGTGCCAGTAATGTAAATGTACGAGCCAGCAGACAGGCCGTGTGGGAACGACGTGGTTACTGAGATGGTTGATCCACTAAAAGTAAACGCGCTGGTGCTTGGCAATTTGATGCCAGCGCCAGAGTAGGTGTAGCCCACATAGCAGTAGGTGGTGGCAGCGGAATAGCAAGTGGCGGTGGTGATGGATTGAGCCATCTGCACCGTGATGCTGGTGCCTGCACTGACGCCAGCGTAAACATAACCCCAACCATTGGCATTGGGATCAAGCGTGTCTTCAATAAAAAATGGGGTTCCAGTTGCAATTGTCACATTGGAACTGAACGTGATCACCAACTGATAAGCATTGGATTGGTTTCCTGCAATTGCCGACACCGGCAGGGCAGCAGATCCAATGTAATACAACGAAGGACGATTGTTTTGCAGGGAAACTTGTTCCCACTTGGTGGGTTGTTGACCGTACTCAAAGTCGGTATCAATTAGCGACTGAGGTGTAGAAACACGCAGCTTGTCTACTGGATCATAAGCAGCAGAGCGTTGTG